TGACGATCCCGGTTTGTACGACAAGCAAGCGATCCGAACCGGTCCCGGCTTTGTGGGGTCCAAGATAGGCGACATTAGATGACCACCGCACACCAAGCCGCTCATAGTTCGAGGCATCCGTGTAGGTGTTGTAGACGTTGAAAGCCTGCGCGGCGGTCCCGTTACGTTGGGCGAGCGTGTTAGCAGCATCGCGGTTTAGCAGCGTGTCACTCGCGCCGATACCAAGTACCGATGGGACGACAAGCCCGCTATTCCCAACACCGATGCTGGTATAGCCACCTGAGGAATTGAAGGTGAGACCACCGCCAATAGACGAGGTAACCAGCCCATCTTTGCGGACGCTGAAAACAGACGACCCACCTACCTGCGCGTCGAAGACATATGAGAGCGTTGCCGATGCAGTATTTACCGCATTAATTTTCAGGAGCGTAAAGCCGACCGCCGCATTATTCCACGTCTGCACCAAATCAAGCAAAGGCTTGGACGCCGTGACGGTATCGCCACTAAAAGCCGTTGATCCGACGAGTTTCTGCCAGAGCGACGACAGCGGGTAGACGCTTGTCGGCCCCGCCGCTTGATCGTCCGCGCCAAACAAAATGCACGTGGCGGGAATTGTCGCGTCCGGCGTGAGAAGGTCCAAATCAATCTGTGACATTTAGCTTCTCCAAACCAGATACGCGCCGCGCCACATCAAAGGCTCGCCGCGCCACATGAGGGCGTTGTTTGGGGAAGTGGTTGTAGCCTCAAACTTTTTTTGAATAAAGTAGATAAAAAAGCGACGCATAACTAACCTCCTTTAAATCAGTACAAAAGAAGATACCAGCAAAGACCGATCAGCTGTTTGAGTGACCGGTGCGACAAAAGTCCCTGAACGCACTTTGATATAACGAATAGCACACCATTGCACAAAATTTGCTGGAACAATCAAACGAGAAGCGGCAGCTATCCATTTAACCTCAGTTCCTGTATCGTCATACAAATCGCTGTAGACAATTCCGTCAGAAGATACCTGGAAAGTTAGATTGGCCGCATCCCATCCTGATGAAACTTGGATTGCCCCAAGTCTCCCAGAACCAAGATCTATCGGGGCAGAAAGAGACTGCCCCGATAGAATGGTAATGGTAGCTACATCACGAAGTCCGCCACTGGAGGAGTAAGTATCCATTTAAGCCTCCAGTTTCTTATCGAGGACTTTGTCAAGACCTACAAAAGACTTTTTGCGAAGATCGACTGCCTTTTTCCCGGCATCATCCTCTCCTACCATTTCGATCGAGGGGATAGTGACAGGATAATCGGTACCACTACCGACAAGTGTTCCTACTGGGAGTATTGTCTCACAGATATAATGTGTAGCGGTAAGTCGAAATTGCATAGGAGTCTCCTATTAGTTGGTGACAGTGGTGCCGGGGGCGTAAGTGATATTTTCCTGACGATCGCCAAGAACAGCCGCAGTCAATGCGCCTGCACTGAACACACCAGTCCCGACAACATAATTCAGACGAATATAACGCGGAGCAGCCTGACCAGCGCCAGGACGAGGAACGTCAATGTCGTGCAGACGGGCACCAGCGGTCAAAGCTGCTGCTGCGTATGCAGACGACAGGGTGTAGGTGTCCCACGTCGAGTTATCAGTGGAGCCCTGGAAGGCCACCTGCAACGTACCGGAGTTGGTCGTGGTGAACGCTGTCGTCACCATCACCATCACCTTGAGTGACGGATTATCGCCGATGCCGATGTCACGCTTGACGCCGAGATCGACAATGTTGGTCGAGGGGGCAGTCGCTGTAACTGCTTGCGCCGTCGAGAAGAGAAGTGCACCATCAATGATCATTTGAGTTCTCCTTAGACCACACGGGCCTCGGTGTTGAGGATCGAGTCGCAAGTGCGGATCGGGATGCCGCGGAAGGTCGAGATGACCATACCATCAACTTCGATCAGCTTCAGCAACACATTGGTCTTGTTCATGGCCTGCAGATCAAGATACGTGCGAATCGTGCGGTTGCAGTAGATGACAGTCCGGCCCATCGAGTCACGGATGGACGGAGTGTTCGACTGCTGAACCGGACCAACACGACCTGCAGTCGTGGGCAGACGGTTGATAGCGCGGACCAGAAGGTTCATGATGTTCGCAGCACTGGCGCCGGAAAGATCCGAAACGTCAATGTTTGCAATGCGGACAATATAGCGCCAATCACGAACCGTCAGGCCGATTTCCCACTTGAAGTGGTCACGATAACCTTGGTACTGATTGCCGCTCGAGTCCTGCAGGGTCCATTCCCCGAGGTCCTTGTGCTGCAGGCCGGTGATCTTCCCCTTCGGGAAAATGCCGTGGGCAGTGTCTGCACCCCAGGTAATAACCCAGATCGAGGTGTTGTCAGAGCCGGTTCCAAGACCATCGACGACGTTGACTGCGTTCTGGGCAGTTGCGGTCGAGACAGTGTTGAAACGCGGAGTCACGCCCATGAACCGTTCCGGGTTCACTGCAGTGTTGCCGTACATCAAAGTGTCTGCGACATTGATGCCGAGACCCTGAATGAAGGCGATGGTTTCCGACAGACGGAACGAGGCCGTATTGCCGTTGAGATCTGCGAGATCCTTATCGACTTCTGCGTAGACTTCGAGGTTGCCACAAGTGTCGGTGATCTGTGCAGTGGTCGATTTCGCCTTCGGAACGCCGTAATTCAAAAGACGCCACGTGCCGGAGGGCAGGCCGGTGCGCACGGTCGTTTTGTGACCAGTGGCAAGGTTGCCTTCAATGACAAGCAGATCCTCGAGGATTTCGTTCACGACCGAGAGAAGCTCGACAATGTTCGCAGTCTTGAAATTATCGTCCATACGCTTCGCCCAATCGACGTAGGTAAGGGCAGTGGTGCCAAGTGTTGCCATAGGATTTTAACCTTTTTGAGGATAAAGCGAGTCAGCCAACGAAGGCCGCGCGCCGGTGGTCTGTGGTTTTCCTTCGACAGAAGTCCCCTCCGATAAGGCTTTCGCCATCGAGGCAAACATCCGAAAGATGTCGGGGTTGTTACCCGCGCCAGTCAGATTGAAAGCCGCTTGCGCAGCCGGTGTGCCAAACTGGTTGAAAGCCTTTGCCATGAAGGCTTGGGCCTCGATCAGTTTTTCGGCGGGAAACTCAGTCTTAATGGCATCAACCCATTCAGTCTGAGTTTTATTCCAGAGCTCGATAGGCTTTCCAGCCTCGGTCTGAAATTCCTTGATCAAGTCGCTCGACACAGCAAGCAACTCGTTAGCGGTTTCCTGAGACAGTCCGCGAGCTTTGGCGATCTCACTGAACTTATCCATGATCGGCCCTTCAGCCTTCATGCCTTCAGGTAAGGTAAGGGTAGCTGGATCGAATGGAGTAGCCTCTTCCTTCTTCTCTTCCTTCGGCGGTTCCTTCGGCGGTTCGCCTTCCTTTGGAGGTTCCTCCTTCGGGGCAATCAGCGAAGTCTCGACAACTGGCTTGAGTTCGGGAGCGGGTGCTGGCGGCTCGCCTCCACCTTCATTCTCCGGCGCAAAAGCAATGCGGAATAGTTTAAGCATCAGTCAACTTCCTTCATCATCTGAATGTATAGGTTCGGGGCGACTCGCATAAAATTAACCAGAAGTTTCTGGCCTACATTCATTTCCCCGCACGAGAATGCTGTTTTAAGAGCATCGTCGGAGAATGGGTTCTGGAAGATATGACAATCTTCCAGAATTTTTTTAAACCAGCGACGACCGGCGACTGTTTTGAGAAAGGCTCCAAGCGCTTCATCTTCTTCACGAAGTGCTGCGGCTAGTTTCTTTTGGCGGAGCGAGACTTCGTCTTTCTCGCCCGCGTTATAATCACTCATCACTATCCTCCTTCGAGATAACAAGAGTGCTTTGGGTTAAATGCCCGATGTGGTAGGATGCCTCAACATCCATCCAGATTTTGTAACCAGCAAGAACTGCCTCGCGGCAGAAGAGTACGTCCTCGCCAGTGATCTTCTCGCGCTCAGCGTCGATCTCAAACTTGAACCAAGGCTTCGGGATACTCTCAAAAACCTTAGCTGCGATAAGCAGGACGCCGGTCGGGAGTGCGAGCATTTCCGCAATTCCCTCTACCTTTTGACTTCCTGGACCTTGAACTGAAAGAGCCATTATGTCATAAGGAGGTGACCGGCGCCTGTACGCACACCCAATTATATCTTTGCCTGACTCGAGGAGCCTGTCAAGGATATTCGGCGGAAAAACCATATCGGCATCGAGAAACAGAATATAATCAACATCAAACGCTAACGCTTGCTTGACGCAGTTATTCCGTGCTGTAGCAACGATCGACGATTTTCCATTGATGTAAAAAAGTTCGTGTGAGCGGGCTGAGTGTAAGAGCAGCCCGACCAGACATCGTGCAAAGTCAGCATGGATCATGTCCCCTGAGGGGACGCAAATGGCGATTTTCATTTACCCTCCGATCATTTGTTGTAGTGCGTTCTGCCCACCACCGACATCGGTTTCAGACAGGGTTTTAGCACCCTTCGCGCCAGCGACTGTTTGTTCGAGAAGTTGGGCTTGCTGGTTCTGTTTCGCACGGTCAGCACGAATTTTATCAACAACCTTTTTGTCTCGGAACATCTTCATGGTGACAGACATCATCGAGCCGTATTCGTTGATGGCCTGATCAACGTCGATGTTATCCATGACATCAGGGGCCGCAGCCGCAAGATTACCGGCGAGGCCGAGAACGCGCTCAACACCAGAGGTAGCTGCGACACGTTGGGCTTCAGCAAGCATCGAGACGAAATTGATCTTGACGGCCTGGCCCTGGATCTCAGCTGGAGGTGGTGGGAGAAGTTTCCCCCGAGAAAGAATGTTATAGACTCGGGTGATGGCTTTTGAGAGGGCCTCACCGTGGATGCGCTCAAGAACCGGCCCTAGAGAAATCATCTTTTCTTCACGACGAGCGTCGATTTCCGCAGCCGACCGGACAGTGGTCAGATTGGAAATCATCATGAACAGATCGTTGAAGAAGGTTGATTTGATCCGAAGCTGGACCTGTTGAATGTCCATCATGAGTTCCTGGATCGGCGGATTGAACTGGAATGCAGGTTTGAACCCGGCGGAGTTCATTCCGGAGACATAAGTGATCCCACCTGGGAGAAGCGAGGCCGGTTGGTTCTTCAGCTGAACATCAGCAACCATCGGAGGGTTGACTGTTTTGTCAATGGCCTGAGCTTTGCGGCGTTGCTCGTGCTGGAGCTGTTTGATGTCGCCAAGAGCGTCCATCCCAGGACTGCGCCCATAAGCATCGTTGGAAACTACATCCCAACGAGGGAACAGCCCCGGCATCTCGAAGAAACCTTTCTTGCGGAGGATGCAGTCGTCGGATGAGCCCTTCTCCCAGTATACCTCGAAGAAGGTGAAGTCAGGGTTAAGGCCTGGAGGGCGGAATGAAGTCATCGGCTCGATACCGTGAGCGATGACGAGTTCTTTTGAAAGGTTAGCGCCGCCAGCACGGTGGAGAGCTTTGACGCTCTCGGAGCAGTTATCAATCCCGAACTCTTTCACGATCTGACTGACAGAGAGGGAGAACTCACGATAGAACGTATCGACATCACCGCGAGGGGAATTGGCGAGGTAGTACTCGCCAAGACATGGGTTGTAACAACGAATGACATCATCGAAGTCCTCGTAGATAATGAGGGCGGATGTGCCGAATACCGCGAGGTCCCCATATACAATCGCCATAGCGTTGTAGAAGTTGGACTCCGAGAACACCTTCGACATGAGCCGCTGGACCTGCTCGATCCAGACTGAAACCGGATGGGTCTCGTCAAGCCCGGTGAAGTTCTCGATCTCGAGCTTAAACCAAGGGCGGGTAGGAGAAGTGATCCCCGCCATCATACCTGAAGAGCAGATCTTTGCCGCCTCAGTCCCGGTTGAGTCGATGATGTTGGTATTGATAGGGGAGCCTCGGCCAGCCTGGTTCGGGGTGACGAGCCAGCGATAACGCCGGGGAAGAATATAGTTCGCAAGCTCCTGCCAATGGACCCACCACGAGAGTCTGTCATTGCGTAGACCTGCGAGTCGGCCATCGACGTGCTTGCGAAGTTCTTTCATGTTACTGCCCCGTGAGTTGCTTCTGGCCAGTCGTGGCAGGGGTTTGCAAGCCCATACCCCCGGTCATCATTGTGGAGGCCATGCCGGTTTGCCCAGCCTTTGCGCCAGCTGCAGCTTTGTTGACCGAAGCGTTAGCTGTGCTCGAAGGGTTCGGAGGCGGCGGAGTTGGTTGCGGTTCAGGCGAACTAAACATGTTCTGCTCCATAAGGGTCGTATTCGGTTTGACACTGGTTGGTGGGTTTACTTCCAAGACCTCCGGCGTTCCGGTTAGGAAACACTGGATAGGCAAAGGTAAGAGCGAGAGCGTCGGCTCGGTCTGGCGAGGAAAGCCCTCGGCGTTTCATATCAACCTTGCGCTCAAGCTGGATCTCGTCCTTAGCTGAGAAAGAGTACATCGGGCCGACGAGTTCTTCCTGCAGATCCTTGTCGTTTGGGATGGCTCCGGTTTTCAGCCAGTCCCTCATGAACCCCCACATCTCAGCACGTTTGTTGAAATAGCGAGTTCCATCATCAGTGCCGGATGCGCCTGAGCTACCACGGTCTGCGGATGAACCGAACTGCACGTCGAAGCATGGGATTTGGAGCTGACGAAGCCGATCAACCACGCCGCCACCTACACCGCCACCATCGACGAAGAGTGCATCCGCGTTGTATTTCATATACTCCTCAGCCGCACGGGCGGCAAGGGTCATAGTGTCTACGCCTCGGAGGATGATTGGCGGGATGGATCGAGCGTCTCGCCCTTTACGGAAGAAGATGCAGGAGGCGTCATCACCGAAGCGGGCAACGTCAACGCTCATGACGAGCGGGTCAGTTATAGCCGCTGTGACTTCGCGGGTTTGAGCTTCTTCGACGATGGAGATCGGAATGAACTCCATAGCGCCGACACGAGGGAACTCGCCCTTGACGCGGACGCGGACGAAGTCGGAGTCCTCGCCATAAGCTGCGATCCACTTAGCGATCTGTTTTTTGTTAGTGATCTTGACTGTACGGGAGTCCACTGCGCGTGAGCGCCAGGTTCCGGCGTGGCGACCTCCAGGGAAACACTCCTTAAACCGGCCAACGGATTTAGTCGGGTTCCCGAAAACGAGCCAGAGGATCTCGGTATTTTTGTCGGTAAGAGCGCCTTCGGTTGTTTCCCAGATCAGGTCAGGGATGGAGGAGGCCTCGTCGAACACGACTAAGATCCGCTTGCCTTTGTTGTGGAGACCGGCGAACGCTTCAGTATTCCTCTCCGACCAAGGAACCATGTCGATACGCCACTCGTTCTCCATTTCCGCATCAGCGGAGTAAAGTTTGGTGGCCTCGAGTTTGAACAGGCTCTTGGCGATGAACAGGCGGAACCATTTGGAAAGCTCAACCCAGGTTTTGGTTTTGAGCTGGTTCTCGGTATTGGCGGTTACGACTCCGCGAGTGCCTCGTTTGGTGGAGAATGCCCAGAGGATAATCCACGCAACAAGGGCTGATTTGCCGATGCCGTGACCGGAAGCGATTGCGATCTGGATCGCCTCATCAACAGTGAGAAGGCCCTCGGCAAGTTGGTTCAGCACCCAAAGAGCCCACTCGTCCGGGCCTTCGTAGTCAGCGAGTTCGGTGTCGGCCTCGCCCCAAGGAAAAGCCCAGTAGACGAAACCTACTGGGTTCTTGCTGAGCTTTTCAAGGTCGATGAGGAGTTCTTCATCCATCGGCGAGCCCTTCGGGTGAGGGAGCGCGGGACTCGACCTCACCCTCGATCGTAGGCGGTTGAAGGGGAGCCGCCTCGATCAATCCAGCCCGCTGACGCGCCATCGCCAAACGGTCAGCGAGCTGAATATTAAACACATTCATCGGGCCTTTGTCTGCCTTCGGGGCGTGACCAGTCCGATCTGCGAAAGTCTTAGACACCTCGACGAGTTGGCCAACAGAGAAATCTTCCGGCTTGTCCTCGAGGCGGGTGTGAAGTTCCTCAACTGCGTCGATGGCGACCGCAGCCATTTTCTGGTGCAGCCCCGCGTAGACCTCGAGCTGATGGCCAGAGTAGACGTTGAGGAGTTCTTTGAACGCCGGGTCGTTCTGGAGGATGGAGATCCGGCTGAGGGAGAACCCAGTGCACATTGCGGCCTCGGCAGGTTTTTGCCCGGAGGCCAACGCGCGAGCTAGCGTGTGATGCGACTCGCGGAGCCTCACCAGAGTCGGGGGCTTAACCCCTTTCTCGGTCTCGAGGAGAGCTAGATCGGCAAGGTTCAGATCGCGAACGTGCTCGGCTGTAACAGCCTTTCCCGCCCGGCCTGAAGTCCTTGTAATGTCTAACCCTAAGTCCATCTGGAATCTCCCTCACCTCCCACGATACACGAAAACGGCGCGGGCACAAGCCCTCCTCGGGCCCAAACCTTGAGATAAGCGGGTCAGCGCGGCTTCGCCCGCCTTCGGTGGGTTGAGTGAATCAGCCATATGACTGTAGAATTATACACATTTTGCGAGGGGTGTCCTTGTCGCGAGGGGTACCCCCACTCGGCGAAATGGGGGGTGGGGTGGGGCACTGGGAAAAAGTTTTTGACAGTGGTGGTGGTGCGGCGGCGTGGGATGTGGGATGGGCGGATGGATGAAAGGACTGGGTGAAAATTATTTTTGAAAAGTGGAAAATAATTGTTGACATGTGGAAGGAGTGCGGTTAAGGTGTATGTATTGAAGGAGACGGGGCGGTGAGCTTCCTTCCGTAAAGGCTGACAAGGGAGACGCGATATGGTGAAAGTAGCTTATGGTGTGGCACTGGCGATAGCTATGCTGGCGCAAGGCGCAGGTCTGGGATTGGTGGCGATTTGGATTTTCCATTGATAAGTGTGAGGGGAGGTACGCTTCCCCTCGGACGTGGCAATGGGCCGCGAATAGGAGTTAAGATCATGCTGGTTAATATCGGACGCGGGCTGGAAATGGAAGTCGGTTTTGACGCGCTGCCGCAGGCGGTTAAGGATCATGTGGTTTATATCGGGCTGCGCAATGTTCTGATGGATGCACATGCAGGGGCTGCGAAGCTGGCAGGGGAAGGCGCAAGCGCCGAGGCGGTAAGGGAAACCGCGAGAGCGATGGCGGATAAGAAACTGGCCAGTATGGTGGCCGGGATTGTTCGCACGGCTAAGGAAGGGGGAAGCAGGGAGACTGACCCGGTTATGGCTGAGGCTAAGAAAATGGCCGAGGGCGCATTGCGGGCTAAGATCAAGGCCGCAGGGAAGAAATGGACGGACTACGCCAAGGACTCGCTCGCAGCGGCAATCGCAAAGCTGGCCGCGACGGAGGAGATCATGGCCAAAGCGCAGGAAGCTGTCGCGGCACACAAGGGGCTTGAGATCGATATGGATGATCTGGGGTTGTGATCGAGGGGGCGCAAATGCCCCCTACTTTTTGAAGGGTAAGATTATGAATGATTTTCAAAAGATCTGCGCACAGCTTGACAAGGACCAGCCGCGATGGGAGGAACGATGGGTTCCGACAAGTGTTGACGAGGTGTTGAATTGGCAGCGCCAAGGCCTGGAAGTTAAGCCACATCTCCAATCCCGTGCGTTCTTGATGGTTAATTCAATCATCAATGCCGCAATCGCGGCAGGGGTTGTGGTTCTGCCGCCCGAGGAGTGATAGGACGGGCGAAAGTCCCTAGTGACGGCTAGGGGTTGGCTAGGTGGCTAATGCGGCACCGCCAACCCCTTTCATACAGCCATATGATTTCCTTTGTAAACCTTATGGCTGATTAACTGGGTATGGTTGATCCACTCCCGTTTTTTCTTTATAAATAAAG